GTGGCTTTGAGATATATCAAAGATACCTAGATATGGAAGCTAAGATAGCTTCTTATACTGCTCCTGACTTAACAGGTATAGAACAAGAACTAGCAGTTATAGAAGAAACTTTAATAGGTTTAAGTGACTCAGTTGAAATAGCTAAAGATTATACTAGGTCAATTAAGAATGATTTAAAAGATGACTTAGCTAGACAAGAGCAATTAATGGAAAGGCTTGAAGATAAAGTTAATTCTTCTCAAGATGAAATAGATGAAACTATTGATGCAGCAGAAGAAAGATTTGATGCTAGAAGAGATGCTTTGTATTCAGACACAGATAGAAAAATAAAAGAAGTAGAAGAAAGAGTAAACGCAAAGTTACAAAGAGCGTTAGATAACCCACTAGCAAACTAGGAGAATAATATGCCATACGGACCGGGAACATACGGAAGCAAAAGAGGTAGACCACCTATGAAAAAAACAGCTAAGAAGAAAGCAGCTAAGAAGAGTAAGAAGTAATGCCAGCTAAAAAAGACCCAAGGCTAGCAAGAGCAGGTGTATCTGGATTTAATAAACCTAAGCGTACACCTAATCATAAAACTAAGAGTCATGTAGTAGTAGCTAAGTCAGGTGGTAAAGTAAAAACAATTAGATACGGACAACAAGGAGTATCTGGAGCTGGTAAGAATCCTACTACAGCAGCACAGAAAGCTAGGCGTAAATCTTTTAAAGCAAGACACGCTAAAAATATAGCTAAAGGTCCAATGAGTGCTGCTTACTGGGCAAATAAGAGTAAATGGTAATGGCTAAAAAAGGACTATACGCTAACATCAATGCTCGTAAAAAGAAAGGTATTAGCAGGAGTAAGAAAAACTCAACTATTACTAAAAAAGCTTACGCTAAAATGAAGAAAGGGTTTAAAAAGTAATGGATGACAAAAGAGTACAGTTACAATTAGACAAACATTCTAATCAGATAGCTAAGCTTTTTAGTAAGATTGACGACACTAATGATAAGATACAAAAGATATTTAATATGCTTAATCAAATCAGGTATTTTATTTATGGAGGGTTCGCTTACTTTTTAGCTTCTGAAGTAGGTATGTTTAATTTATTGAGGTTAGTAGCATGATAGGATTTTTAACAAATATAGCACCTATAGCTTTAGGCTTTGTTGCTAAGTTGTTTGCTTTAAAAAGTCAAGCAGCACAGGAACAACAAAAGATGATGATAGAAAACCTACAAGTTAGGAATGATTCTATTAATCAAGCTAGAGCAAGAGCAGATAAAGAAAGTCCAATGGCTGCTATGAACAGAAGAATTATTATTCTAGTTATATTAGCCTTGATTATCTTTACACAGATAGCTCCTGTGTTTTTTAATGTACCTACAGTAATACCTACTGTAATAGAAGGAGCTAGTTTACTAGGTATACAGCTAACACCTGATACAATGGATTATGTAACTGTACAAGCAGGTGCTGTATTAAAGTTTGATGAAGTATTCCAATGGGCAACAATGATAATAGAGTTCTACTTTGGTGCGCAATTAGCTAAGGGGAAATAAATGACATTTAGAGAAGTAATAAACGAAGTATTAATAAGGTTAAGAGAAACTCCTATTACTTCTGATTGGAGTGGAGCTATTAATGATAGCACTACAGTATCTGATTACTATAAAGTTATAGGTGCTTTAGTTAATGACTCTAAAAGAAGTATAGAGTCTTACCATGACTGGCAAATTTTAAGAGAAACTGTTAATATAACTACAGTAGCAGATACTAAAAACTATAGCTTAAGTTCTGGACAAGAATTTAAAATATTAGATGTAGTTAATAATGCTACAGGTAATGAGCTAGTGCAGGTAAGTAGAGCTTATCTTAATAGAGAAAGATATCCTACAGCTTCTACTGGTGAGCCTCATTATTATGGATTCAATGGAGCAGATAGTTCTAATAATCTTAAAGTAGATTTATCGCCTACTCCTAGTAAAGCAGAAACTATTTCTTTTGATATGGTTAAATATCAAGATGTTTTAACGCTAGCTGCTACTACAGTAAAGATACCTACAAAGCCTTTAATACTAGGAGCTTATGCTAGAGCTTTAGCAGAACGAGGTGAAGATGGAGGTACGCAATCATCTATAGCTGCTACTGAAGCTAGTACTTCTATTGCTCAAGCTATTATGATGGATAGTGGTAATACTCAATTTGAGTCTGACTGGTTTATGGGGAATATTCACTAATGGCTAAACAACTAGCTTTTCAACCTTTAACTAACTTAGGTGTTAATGGATTAAATACTCAATATAATCCAGCTATCTTAGACCCTTCGTTTCTTACTGACGCTGATAATGTAATGATTAGAGAGTCTGGAAGAATATCTTTTAGAAAAGGCTTGAAGCAAAAAGTAGTTCCTAGTGGCACAGCTATAGGTTCTATGGTAGAACATAATGATTCTGGCACAAACAAGATATTTGCTAGTCATGGCACTAGTATTTATACGATTGATTTTTCAAATCCTAATACTGCTTTTCCTAGTAGTGGTGCTGATGTTAAACATACTGTTGCTAATAGTACAGGTAATTGGCAGTTTATTAACTTTAATGAAAGATTACATTGTTTTCATGCAGGTATAGTACCTCAAAGATATGATGGTGCTTTAAGTGCTGGTTCTAAATGGGCAGCTTTTAATAATAGTACTAAACCTGCTGGTTTAACTACATTTGACCCTAGCTGCGGTATGGGTTTTTATGGTAGAATGTTTGTAGGAGGGGTGACAGAAGAAAAAGCTGTACTGTATTACTCTGTTTTACTAGATGGAGATGATTATACAGGTACAGGTTCAGGTTTATTAGACTTAAAGAAAGTTTGGGATAACGATGAGATAGTAAACATTGCTCCTTTCTTTGGACAGTTAGTTATATTTGGTAAAAACAATATAGCTATATATGACAATCCTGATGATGTAACTAGTATGTCGCTAAATGAAGTTATTAGTGGCGTAGGTTTAGTTAATAGAGATTCAGTACAAGCAGTAGGGGATGATTTAGTATTTCTTTCTGCTACAGGACTGCGTTCTCTTTTGCGTACTACAGAAAAAGATAAAGTACCTTTAACTGATTATAGTGTAAACATTAAAGATACTTTAATAAGAAATATAGGTGTTAGTTCAAATGTAAAATCAGTTTATTTAGAAGGAGAAGGTGTTTATATTTTAAGTTTTGTAGATAAAAACATAACTTATGTATTTGACTTTAAACAATTTACACCTAGTCAAACACCTAGGATAACAACTTGGTCATTTACTGGCGATAGAGAACCAGCTAGTATGATAGATAGTGAATTATATAGTGGTTTATTAGTAGGACAAAAAGATGGTAGTATTGCAGGTTATGAAGGTTATTTTGATGTGGATTTGGCGTGGGTTAGTTCAGCAGCCAGCTATACTAATGCTGCTATTACTGCTAATGTGTCTTCTATATGGATACCGTTAGGTGAAGGAGTAACTGCTGCTATTCTTAAAAGATTAAGAATGGTATTACAAGGCGGTTCAGGAGCAGTTTTAGGAGTAAAGTGGTATAAAGACTATAGTATTAATCCTTCTTCTACTACTCAAATAAGTTTAAATCCTGTTACAACAGGTACTGTTGCTTTATGGGGAGCTGCTGCTTCTTTATATGGAGCTTCTAAATACACACCTATATACGGATTACAGGAATATCAAACTGCTTTAACAGGTAGTGCTAAACATTTAAAATTAAATTTAAGTATTGTCAGCAATGGTTACGATACTTCTATTCAAGATTTATCAATTATATCTTTACAAGGGAAAATACGATGAGTGATTATACAATAGCAGTAAATTGGAGTGGTAAGGATGCTTTGTCTGATAGTGATGCTGCCAAAGTAATATCAGGAGCAGACTTTAATACTGAATTTGTAGCAGCTAGAACAGCTATTAATTCTAAACAAGACATTAATGGTGATAGTGGAGAAGATTTTGCTATGAACAATGGAACAGTAGCAGGTACTTTAACTGTTACTGGAGTGCCTACTATACCTACTGCTTCAGCAGGAACAAATACTACTCAAGCAGCAAGTACAGCTTTTGTACAGGGTGAAAAAGCAAGTCCAACATTTACTGGCACTCCTGCTGCACCTACTGCTTCAGCAGGCACTAACACTACACAGATAGCTACAACAGCTTTTGTTGAAGCAGCTACACCTAATGCTTCACAAACAGTATTTGGTATGGCTAAAATTTGGACATCTGGTGGTGACTTATATATAGCTACATCATAATGACAACAGAACAAATATCTAGTTGTTACGAAGGATTGTGTAAAGTTGTTGACAACATTAACGCAGGTAAGCCAGATAATATGGCACAAGCTAGTTGGGATATACATAAATCAATTAATATAGAATGGTTAAAAGGAATTGTAACTGCTGATTTTTGGACAGATGAAGATTTAACAGCAGCAAATAGTTTAATAGGATAAGTATGGCAGGAGATATTTACTTTAATGGAAGTGCTTTAACAGGACAACACGATGTCAAGTTAAATGGTACTGATATGGATAATGTGTATCTTAACGGTACTAAGATATGGACTAGACATCCTTATCCAATAGGAACAGATATATTTACTGTTAGTTTTGGAGCAGGTGGTAACTGTGATAGTTTTATTAGTTCAACTTATTCTACATATCCATTAGCTTTTGCTTCACAACCAGCTTATACATCTGGAAGTAGTGGTTCATTAGATAAAAGGTGTGGTTTTACTTTAGCAGATGGATTTTATGTTTCATATTACAACCAAGATGAGCTGGGAACAGACTCAGATGGTGTAGGAGCAAGTAATACAGGTGGTGTTTATTCAATATATATTGGTGGAACAGTATCAGGTTTAACTAGAAGTTCTGGAGGTGGCTCATTAAGTGTAGCTGGTTCTGGAAATAACGGACACTCATTTAAAGTAACATACTCAGGACAATAGGAGATAGGAATGTCAGCATTTAATTTAATAGCAGGAGCTATAAGCGCAGCTTTAGGAGCTAAAGGAGCATCTAAAGCAGCAGCAGAAAATCAAGCAGGTCAAGAAGCAGCAGCTAAATATGCAATGGAAGGCGCTTATCCTTATGATGTAGCTGGCTCGTTAGGAGGAGCTAAGTTTGATAATGAAGGAAAAGTAATAGGCTTAGGTTTATCAGACCCTTTTGATAAACAACAAAAAGGTTTTCTTACTTCAGCAGAAGCTAACAGACAATATTTGCAAGGTATCGAGGCTGACCCAATTACAGCAGAAAATAGATACTATGACCAGCAGATGGCTTTACTGGCTCCAAGTCAAGAGGCAGAAAGAGAAGCTTTAGATGCTCAATTAATAGCTAGAGGTATGCTAGGTTCTACTGGTGGTATGGGTCAGATGCAAGGATTAAGAGAGGCTCAAGGTACTACTAATTTACAAGTTAGACAATCAGCTAGTGATAGAGTACAAGATATGATAGATAGGTATAGAACAAGAGTGTCAGAAGATGTATCATCAGCAGCTACATTAGGACAATTGCCTTTAGATTATGCTAAATTAGGTGTAGATACAGGCGGTATGTTAAGTAACGCAGCTATTATGGGTTCTAGATTTTTATCAGGAGCTTCTTTAACTAATGCTAATGCTACAGCAGGAAGATATGGTGGTTTTTCAAATGCTATGAATCAGTTTAGAAACTATAATTCTAGTTCTTCTTACAACCCAATGTCACAGCCTAAAGGAACTTTATTTCAATCGGCTGCTGGAGCTGCTGCTACAGATAGACACTATAACAGAAACAGAATATAGGAGATAGTAATGGGAATGTTAGATTTTAATTTTAACCCTAATGATGTAACAGTAGCTACTTCTGAAGGATATACAAGCGCCCCTATGCAATTAGCTTACGCTAGCTCAGGGATGCTGACTAAGACAGTAGGTAAAATGATGGGTTTTAAAGACGAAGAAGACTTATTACAAGAAATCTATGAAACATCTGATTTTACTACTGCTGAAGGAAGAGAAAAAGCTTTACAAAGAATAAGAGCAGTAGCTCCTGAGAAAGCAGCTGAGTTGCAAAAACAAATACTAGAAGCTGCGCAGACAGAAGCTAATATTGTACAAACAGAATTAGCTACAGAAAATGCTCAAGTAGAAGCTATGAAAAAACGCAAGGCTAGTATTTACATGAAAGACTTTCAAAGAGATGCTTCTAATGAAGGCTTAGCACTTAACATTCAATATTATTTACAAAGACATAACTTTGAATTTGATGCTGATAATCCACCTACTACTTTAGCTAAAGCTAGAGAAATTATAGCTAAGGCTAGAAAGAAACAAAAAGATGCTAAGTCATTCCAAAATGATTTAGATACATGGATTAGTACGCAACAGGATTTATATGTAAACAAACGAGCTGCTCAAGATGCTGGTGTTATACAAACACCTACCGCAGAAACTGAAGCTTTTGATACTCCTGTAGTTACAAGTACTTCTACAGAAACTGAGGGTGATAATACTCCAGCTCCTAAAGATGAAACACCTAAAGGGTTTAATCCTGTAACTTCACCTGCTGGACCTGATTTTAAAGGCATGCATAATGGTAAGATGGGTACTTGGAAATATAAATATACAGTATCTGCTGGTGGACAAGGTGGTTCAGGTGGATGGAAACATACTCCAGACCAAGTAGAAGAACAGTATCAAGGTTCTACTATAACTGTAGATGGACAACAGATTACATCAGGTAATATGGAATCTTATTTTAACAACTTTATGTAAATGGCTTTACCTTTACAAACACTTGAAGAAAGAGAGGCGCAGGTAAGAGCAGAGCTTGCTATGTATCCTCCTATGAACCAGAAGTATAGCTACAACTCTGGGTTTATAGGCGGACATCAAAGTATAGGCTCTTGGTTTACTTCAGGTTTAACTGGTTTGTTGTTAAGTAAAGGAGCTAGTGACAACGAGCAAAGAAAGTGGTATGTACAAAGAAATGGCATACAATTTGGTAAGCAAGCTCTTGAAGATAGTATATCAGCTTATGAAGAATTAAGTAAATATAGAAAACTTACTCAAGAAGAACTTAAAGATTTAGAAGAAAGGAAAAGAAGAGATGCTCTAATGCAAAGAGATTTAGAACATGTCTTTAATAAAGAAAGAGGAGATTTAGATGCTCCTATGGATGCTAAAGGTCAAAGTTTTAATGACAGATGGGGAGTAAATACAGAAGATGAAGGTGAAATACTAAAGCTTTTAAAGACATTAGCTAATAACCCAGCTTATGCTGGAGGTGTATTTACTGCTGAGATATTAAAAGACTTACCTTTAAGTGTACTTGCGTGGTTAGGACTTACAGCTAAAGGAGCTGCTGGAGCTAACTCTATATCTCAAGCACTTAATAAATTAAACAATATACAGCCTGCTGCTCTTAGAGGATTAGCTAAAATGGGTACAGGTATAGGAGCAGGTGGCGCAGCAGGAGCTGGTTATGAGGCTTTATATACAAAACTAGACCAAGGGGATGTAAAAGGTAAAAATGTCAAAGCAGGAGCTGCTTTTGGCTCTGCATTTGGTGTATTAGCAGGACTAGGTGTAATGGCTAGGACTAGTAAAGGCTCTCCTAAAGCTAAAGAAAATACATCTACAGATAAAACAGAGTTAAACCAGTTACAAAAACAAGTAATACCTCCTAGGGCAGAAGCTACTATAAAGAAAAATGTACAAGAGTTAAAAGATAATCCTGATAGAGTTTTTCCTGACATAAGAGAAGGTAGAGATTACAGAAGTGTAGATATTAGTACACCAGCAGGTAGGAAAATATCTGATGATAATGGTTGGGGAGTTAAAGGAGGAGCATTGGCAGGGTTTAGAGGTATTCAAACTATAGATGCTACAGATGGAGGTTTACCTTGGCTTGTGACAGATAAAGTACAGCTAGCAAAAACTTTTAGAACAATAGATGGAGATGTAAACTATAAGGATATATCTCCTATGGAAAGCTGGTACTTACAAGACTTTAATAGTTGGCAAGTATTTATGTTAGCTAGAGAAAAAGGTAAGATTAAAGTAGCTAAAACACAAACAGAGTTTCCTGATGAGCAGACAAGAGATGCTTTCTTAAGTGATGAAGCTACTGCTGAAGTTCGTAACAGCATGATTATTAAAGAAAGAGAAAAAATGTCTAACAGCGATGTTGATGTGGAAAAAGTAAAAGCAGAAATAGCAGCTAATACACAAGCACCTGAAGAAATAGATATAAACACTACACCTAGTTACGCAGAAAGAGTAACAGGATTCTTTGATAGAAAACCTAACATGTTACCTGTAGCAGCAGGAGGAGCAGCTATAACAGGTTATGCGTTAGGAGATAAAGAAGAAGGAGAACCTTTTCAACAAGCACTAGCAGCAGGACTAGCAGTAGGACTAGGACCTAAAGCATATAAAGCATTAAAAGGTAAGTCTTTAAATGCAATAAGCATGCGTATTAAAAAGCAAGTGTCAGAGAATTTAGAAATATCTAGTGAAGTAGCTAAAGCTTGGGAAGCTGAAGCTCAGCGTATTTTAGACAATGCTAAAGATTTAACTCCGCTACAATTTGATGATATTGTAGATGCTATAGAAGGTAATCGTAAAGTTGGAGATGATGCTTTAGATAAGATAAAAGATGACATACAAAAGCTTTTAACAATTATAGGTAAAGAAGCAGAAAGAGCAGGCATAATTAAAAGCGCTGATGAAGTAACTAAGTTAGACATGAAGGGCATGTACAAATCAGGAGAGATAGGTCCATTCTTGAACAATTATTTTCCTCATTTGTTTGAAAAAGTAGGACAACTAACACCTGATGACTTAGTTAAGATATATGGAAAGCTTAGAGATAGGTCAGACATAGACAGAAGTATTAGAGGTACTCGTCAAGAAATACTTAAAATGCAAAAGGAAACAGATGCTAATGGTAAGCCTTTAATTGACCCTAGTTTAAGATTACTAGACTCTAAAGATACTTTAAGTGTTTACATACAAGCTATGTCTAGAACTATTATAGGTAAAAATGCTCTTAATAGTATGCGAGGATTAAGTTTAGGAATACCTGAAGGTGGTAAAGGTATGTCAATGCCTGCTTTATTAACCTTAGATGAACTAGAAGCTTTAAAGAAAGATAAAACATTTAGTAAGCAAGAAGGGTTACATTACTTAGAGTTTGAACATCCTGCTTTAAAAGGTTACGCAGCACATACTAATATACATCATGTACTAAATGACTTCTTTGCAATATCACATAGAGGAAATGTAGGAGATATAGCAGAGAAAGTACTTAAGCTTAACAACGGACTTAAGCGTGTATTTGTATTTGGTTCTTTGTTCCACGCTCAAGCTTTGTTTATGTCTGGTGTTTATTCTTTAGGTATAAGCGGTGCTGTTAAAGGAATGTTTGGTAAAGGAGCTTTAAACAAAGACATTGGCTGGGAGCAAATGCAATTAGGTACTACAGATTTTGCTGACTTAGCACAAGAAGCTTTGCTTGATGGACTCCAGATTGTTAATATTAAAAAGCAAGAGCTAACTAATCCCGGTCAGGAAATTATTAGACCTAAGGTAAAGTACATAGCTGATAGAGCTGGACCTGCTGGTCAGTTTATGATAGGTGCTTTTGATAAAATAGATACTATTACATGGGAATACTTACATGATAGATTTAAGCTAGCTGTTTACTTAAAGCAGAAACAAAAACTTATTGATGCTGGTGTTAATCCTAACTACTCAGGTACAAGAGCTGCTGAATTTGCTAACGATGCCTTTGGTTCTTTAGATTGGAATAACTTTACTACCAGACTATATGAATACGCAGCTAAAAACCCTGATAAAATAAGAGGTAAGATAGCCAACAGAGCAGCACAGTTAATACCTATTAACAAAAGAAGGTGGTTAAACTTAGGACTCTTTGCACCTGACTGGACTATATCTAACATTAGAATTGTAGCTAAAACCTTTACTGGATTACCTAAGGTTACTGATGCTATGGTTAAAAGATTCCATAAAGGTAATTGGGAAGGTATGAAAGAGTCGCAAGACTTTGTTAAAGCATGGAACATGTACGCTGCTTATTCAGCTAGAGCTGGATTGTATACTTCAGCTTTATGGTGGGCAATGACTGAAGCTTTCTCTAGTGAAGACCCAAGCTATGAAGGCTTATGGGATTTTTGGACTGGAGAGAATAGTGGTAAGCTAGACTTAGGAGATGGTGAAAGTATGGTTATCTCTAAGCAGATTGCTGAGCCTATACATTGGCTGCAACATCCTACACATACTTTTATGAACAAGACAAGTGTTGTACCAAAGACAGCTTTAGAAGCTATGTTTAATAAACAATGGTTCTCACTTAAGAAAGGTATGCCACTTGGTCCTAGACTAATAGAAGAAGATGGCACACAGCATTATGCTAAATGGATACTAGGTAAAACAATACCTATTGTAGGTAAGTCTGTACTAGATGAAGACTTAACTTGGACAGAAAGATTTGAAAGAACATTTACGGGTTTCTTTGGATTCCCTCAATATGGCGACCCAGAAGATTTATAACAGGAGAAAAACATGGCAGTAAGAATACCATCACAATCAGAAATTGAACAGTTTCTATACAACATAGATGAGCTAGAAGGCTACAGCTATGCTGAGTATCTAGACTACATGGAGGAAGTATATCCTGAAGTAGATGCTGCTGAATTGTACAAGAGTAAGGGAGAGAATATAGTTACAGGGTACAGAGATATCCAAGGTAATTTTGTAGCAGGAGAGAAACCAGAAATAGACCCAGATGTAATGGCTATGATAGAAGGCATGCCTACTGGTATTGACAGAATGAATCAAGAAATAGCAGCTTCAGCAGAAGAGATAGATGCTTTACCTTTAACTCAAGCTGAAAAGTCAGCAGCTTTTATGGAAAGACTTAGAGAAAGAAAACTAGCTGAAGATTTACAAGAAGAAGAATCTGTAGTCAGAGCAGTAGGTGATGGTATGGGTGCTTCTTTAGATAGTCTTGTAGCTAGAGGACAACAAATTGCAGAAGACTATGCTTATAGACCTATACCTGCTACTGGTAGAATAGTTGATAGTCGTATGGCTAAGAGTGATTTAGGTGAGCAAGGTATGCTGCTTAATTTAACTGATGAGGAACAAGCAATTTATAACGCAGACTTACCTTTAAGACCAGAATTAATTCCTGGTGATACTATTATTGAAGACATGGTTGCTTCAGCAGCAGAGTCTATGGACTTGCCACCTTGGGCAATGGCTGTAGCAGGAGCGGTAGCTACAAAAGGAAAATCATTAACTAAAAAGAAATCTACAATTAAAGAAAAGAAACAAGATGACTTGTTTAAACAAGATGGTATGGTTACTAAAACTAATCCTGTTAAAAGTAAAGCAGCCAGTAAATCTGTTAAAGCTAAAGCAGCTAGTAGTACAGTAAGTAAAGATAAACTTAATCCTAATACTGTTGAAGGTATGATAGCAGCACAAGCAGCTAGGAATGCCGCTAGAGCAGGTAACGCTAAAAAAGTAGAAACAGTTATAGCTAAAGGAAATAAGCCTGAAGGCAGAGGATTTAGAAGAATAGATGGTGATGATGTAGCTAAAGTAAAAGCTGCTGCTGGCGCTGCTGCTGTTACTGCACCTGCTGCTTATGTAGCTGACAGAATGCTGAGTGGTGATAGAGATGTTGATGGCAATTTAAAAACATCATCTACACAATTAGATAGTACAAAAGGAACAGGTGGTGTAGAAGATGTACCTGCTGCTCAGGTAACTACAGAATCTTTTTATAAGGATATGCCTCCTGCTGAAAAAGCTAAAGATAATAGAACCTCAGACGAAGGAGCTACTGTTAATTTAAGACCGGGATGGAAACAAGCTGAGAATGGTAATTACTTTAGTGCTGATTTTGAAGATGAACATTGGAACACTCCTTCAGGAGTTAAAGAAGCTATAGGTATATGGGGTAGACCAATAGGTAATAAGTATGTAGGGCAGTTTAAACATACACCTGATGGCAATCCTTTTACTAATCAAAGGTTTAATCCTTTAACAGGTAAATACAATTAACTAAACGGTGACATTGGTGGGCGAGGTGGATGTCTTTCTTCCTCCTTGTCCTTTATAGTTTGCATACACCATCCTCACAATCATCTGGACCTGTTGTAATTATGTATTCATCTGACCTGCCTGCTGTAGTAGTGACAGGTACTCTCCCTAAGTTAGCACATACAAACTGTTGTAACAGATTCTCATCTGTTCTTAGTTCACATCTCTTGACATATTTAGTGTAGGCTTCTTCAAACTTCATGCTTAGTACTGCTGCTCTCTCTGCGTAATCTTCTGCTAATCTTCTTATAATCTCTTGCCTACCGCTTTGTGTCATAACTCATCTCCATTTAATTCGATAACTACATAGTTATCTTCCATATCATCATCACCAAAACTTGTGGTGAATCCCCTGACATAGTCATAACTATCATCGACCAACACTTCATGCTCTACCAGCGCATCCATTAGGAACTTGTGTATAGGAAATGTATAATTATCTATGTCTTTCTTTCTCTTTCCTTTAAAGAATAGAACATACTTAGGTGTAAGGTTCTTAAACTTAG